TATTATGTGTCTTCCTCTTCCACTTACATTCCGGTTTCTGATACGGGGCAACAGGGGCAGGTAACCGCCGCCAATACTACGGTTATTAAGAATGTAGTTACGAATATTAGCAACACAGTATCCAATATCAGTAACCAGATAACCAACACGACGAATACGATTACGAATACCATTACCAACACAACGAATCAGATAAAAGAAGCGGTGAATCAGTCGGCTAATCAGATATCGCAGACGGTTACTAATACGTCAAATCAAATCAAAGATTCTGTGAATCAATCGGCTGAGAAAATATCTCAAACCGTGACGAATAAAGTCAATGAGGTGAACGGTACAATTAACAGTGTAGGTAAGGAAACGCAGAAGAAAATAGACGATATGCAAAAGGCCGTTGTTGATAAACTGGAGGATACAAAGAAGGGAATTATCACAGGAATTATTGACGGTCTGAAATCGCTTTTTATACCTTCTGATGATTTCTTTAAGAAGTGGTTTGATGATATGTATGCTTTCTTTGATGAACGTTTAGGCTTTCTTATGTTGCCTGTTGATCTGCTTGTAAATCTGATTGATATGGTTGTTTCTGCCGATTCATCGAATGCAGGTATTCCTTTCCCTGAAATTCAATGGGAAGGCACTGTATTGATTCCTGCTCAGACTGTTAAAATAGAAATATTTGATACTGAATTTGGTAAAGATTTGCAGGATAAACTTTACTTTGTTGGTAACGTCATTATGATTGGTGCATTGCTTTCATTGATGTACCGTAAGTTTGAGGAGGTGTTGCGTTCATGATCTTAGAATCCGTTTTAAATCTTGTAGGCGGGCTGATAAAGCTTGTATTCGGGTGGATAAATCTGCCTGACATGCCCTCTTCCGTCACGTCTGTTATAGATGAATTGTTTGGTTATATAAAGGGTTCCATGGGGCTTTTAGGTGTCTTTGTTGATCTCAATATGGTTAAGGTTTTACTGCCTGTGTTGCTGATCGTGATTAACTTTGAGCATGTCTGGAAGTTTACTATGTTCATTGTCAGGAAAATACCGTTCTTAGGTATTGAATAGAATGTCATGCCATCGGCGCAAGCGGCCAGACCGCGCGCCGTGGCTGTCTTTATGGAGGTGATCTGTTGACTGAACATGAAGTAGAGTTTATGGAACTGCTTTCCCACTTAACAACGCTTGCAAATATTTTTTGCGAACATGCAAAGGATACGCCAAATTTAGATACCGATTTGCTAAATCAATTTGTTATTTTAAATGATTATGTTCAGCGTATAAATGAGGTGTTGACTTGCTTCATAGATTAATGAATTTTACTCTCCTGCTTTCATGTCTGCATCTATGAGGGCTTTAACATATCCACTCATGGCTTTATAACCTTGTTTTTCAAAATGTGCTTTAATAGCTTCATATTCATCTACTGGAATATAAACTTTTACGGTCTTATATGCCTGTTTATTATATTCTCTGTTATATTCTGTTTTATTATAATCGCTCATGGTTTACCCTCCATAGGCCTATGTGCACATTTCCCAATAGCATAGGCCTATGTTTGGCTATTTTGTCAATTGAACCATAGGCCTATGTGTGTTATACTTTAGTTACAAGGTAAGTATATCAAATGGTTCAGGGAAAAGAAAGGGGAAATTGAAATGACAAAAAAGGAAAAAGAGGTTTTTTCGCGTTATAAGGATTCTGCTTGCAACAAAATGGTTAATGCTTTTACTTCTGGAAATCCAGAAGAAATTTCTAAAGCTTCATCTGAATTCATTCTTTTAACTGGTCTTTGGAATGAACTTAATGGAATTAGTGAGGTGGGGGCGTAAGCCCTCTCCCCTTTAAAGCTACTACCTGACTGTATATGCGTAGAAAACCCATGAAAAATAAGAGAGATGGTTGCGGGTTGGAGGATAAGCCATTACGACTTAATCAGGTAACGGTCACAAGTCCGTGCAAATGCTGAGTGGAGGGTTAAGAAGGAAACTCACTATCTGTATATGTCAAGCTTCACTGAAGGCCAAAGCCTTATAGAAAAACTCACTGTATGGATATGTCAAGCCCGTTTAAATTTTCTTGTTCAAGCTGTTTGTTATGACGGTATTCTATCGAGAAATCCGCCGCTGTCGTGTCGGTCTTTATGGCCTTACATCTGCAAATATGTGTGGGTGTCTGGCACATTGACAATAAAATATAGAAGGAGAAAAAAAGATGAAAGTTAAAATTTTAGGTATTCAGAACGTTGATTACGTAAGCAGGAAAACAGGGAATCCGGTAGTAGGGGTAACCTTACATACCTCTTTTTCTGATGCCCAAACACTGGGAACGGCGGTTGATAAGATTTTTATCTCTGATAATCTGCATCTTCCCTGTATTAAAGATCTGGCGATTGGTCAGACCGTTGATATCGAGTATAATAACCGTGGCTTTGTATGCGGCTGTGAAATAGTCGGTAAGTAGTGATGGCCGATTCCCCTGTATTTCCCTGTTTACCGTCCCCTCCGGTCTCTCACGCGTAAGCCCGTACCTGTGGGCGGAATGTGGGGGCATCGCCGGGGGGCCCACATTCACGGCGTTATCGTGGGTGAGGAAGTTCCGGTATAGTATTACCCGGAACTTCTGTCGCAAGCACCAACAAACCTTTTAAAACCGGGGCTTGTCAGTCCGCGACAGCACATTGTCACTTCTGTCGCCGTCGCAAAAATCAAACAAAGGGGAAATAAGCATGGGTGAAAATGTAAAAGACAGCCAGTCACGTAAATGGCAGTTGACAATTAACAATCCCGTTGAAAAGGGATTTACGCATGAGAAGTTAAACAGTATTCTTGCTTCCATGTCCTCGGTGATCTACTACTGCATGGCCGATGAAATAGGCGAGAATCAGACGTATCATACACACGTTTTTCTGTGTGGCCGTTCCGGTATCCGTTTTTCAACTCTTAAGAAACAGTTTGAGGGTGCACACTTTGAAATGGCAAAAGGAACCGCCGAACAGAATATGCAGTACGTTTCCAAAACTGGTAAATGGCTGAATGACCGGAAACATGAAACGTGCATAGACGGAACCTTTGAGGAATACGGGGAAATGCCGATTGAAAGGCAGGGTAAAAGAAACGATTTGGACGATTTGTATGGAATGATTAAAGACGGCCTGTCAAACTATGAGATCATGGAGCAAATGCCCGAGGCAATGCTTAATCTCGATAAAATTGAAATAACACGCCAGACGCTTATACAGGAAAAGTATAAAAATCAGTGGCGTGACGTACAGGTGGAATACATATACGGCGATACTGGTTCAGGAAAGACCCGTTCGATCATGGAGCAATACGGTTATTCAAACGTCTTCCGTGTAACAGATTATCTCCACCCGTTCGATGGTTATAAGAATCAGGATGTTGTAATATTTGAGGAGTTCCGCTCTTCTATCCGGTTCACCGAAATGCTTACACTGATCGAGGGTTATCCGGTAGAACTGCCGTGTCGATATGCAAATAAATATGCCTGTTACACTAAGGTTTATATCATCACCAATGTTCCGTTATCGAAACAGTATCCGGCTGTCCAGTTAGACGAATCTGTCAGTTGGTTAGCGTTTTTAAGACGTATTCATAAGGTTAAAAAGTATACTTATGAGGGTATTCTGGAAAGCCACATTGAAATAACTAAAGATGGTTTTCGAACGGTTTTAGACGGTGAATTTATACCGTTCCGTGAGGTAGTAAATGGTAGTAAAAACGTTGTTGAACGGCTTGCATTATGACGGCCAACTATCACTCCGCCGCAAGACAAAACACTGGTTTGATTATCTCAGTGCATCACAATCTCAAATGAAAAATTGGTATGGAAATTGTGAGGTAATACGTTCTTGTATAATAGACGGGGTTCTGGTAATATATGTAGAGTAGGTTCAACTAGTTCGTTAAAATCAACTTTTGCAAATAGTGTTCATACAGACGCGCTCCCACGTGAGAATGAATGTCGCGCGTCGAAAACTATTCGCAACAAGTGGAACTTTAACGAATAGTTAATGCTAAAAAGCGCCATTTTACATCAATTACATAAAGGAGCCATTTTACATGAAACTTCAACGGCTATACAGTCTCACCCGCCAGGCTATCGACTACTACCATCTGATTGAGGACGGCGACCATATCGCTGTCGGTATATCCGGCGGTAAAGACAGCCTCACTTTATTATATGCCTTACAGGGATTAAAACAATTTTATCCAAAGCAATTTGAATTATCCGCTATTACAGTAGATTTGGGCTTTGGAGATTTTGACTTATCTCCTGTTAAAGAACTCTGTGAGCGATTTTCAGTTCCTTATACGATAGTTTCTACGGAAATCGGAAAAATATTGTTCGACACACGCGAGGAATCCAATCCGTGCGCGCTCTGTGCAAAGCTACGTAAAGGCGCTTTAAATGAAGCGGCCATAAAGCTGGGCTGCAATAAAATTGCTTATGCGCATCATCGTGAGGATCTGATCGAAACCATGTTATTGTCATTAATTTATGAAGGCCGGTTTTACGCATTTTCTCCCAGTACGTATTTGGACCGTACCGGATTGACTGTGATTCGCCCAATGATTTACGTTAAGGAAGCCGATGTAATTGGCTTTAAGAACAAATACAATTTACCGGTATGTAAAAATCCGTGTCCAGTGGACGGCCATACAAAACGGGAATATGTTAAAAAATTAACGAAAACACTGGAACGGGAAAATCCGGGTGTAAAAGATCGTCTTTTCCATGCGATTGTCGATGGAAATATTGAAGGCTGGCCGGAAATTCTCAGCAAATCCACAACGGAAGTTATAAAAGAATCATGAATAAAAAATTATGAAGGAATCATGAACGAATCAGGAGGCATCAATCATGAG